CTGCTCTCTTGACTAACCCCCATATGTACCTGCACCCCCCTCTATATATGTATGTCTGACCTGTAAGAGAGTGCGTGGACACCGTTTTTGTGTTGTTTTGTGGGGGGGAGGTGTTGCCTAGTTTCCCCTTGGGTGCCATCCGTCCGTTTTGAGTACGGTTCCACTCTGAGTTCGAGCGATCACGCTTTGCTCTGTCCCTGCCGACTTGCTGGTAGGGAGCAGAAGCCCTTCTAACGGGCGAACGGAACCTGATAAGGGTTCGCACATCTCATTTTTTATGAATATGCCCTGTGATGTGGACGGGGCTCGGATATATTTATATCATAGTACTGAACATGTTCAAACCTTTTAGGAGATATTAATGTCAGCAATGTCAAATTATTTGGAGACTAAAGTCTTAGACTATGTTCTCCGCGATCAAGCAGATTGGGCTCCAACTGCTGTGTATCTTGCTTTGCATACCGCAGATCCTACTGATGCCGGTTCCGGTGCAGAGTGTTCTGGTGGGTCTTATGCACGGCAGGCTATTACTTTTAATGCCGCCCATGCTACTAACGGTACGATAGACAATTCGTCCGCTGAGGAGTTTACTTCCATGCCAGCTTGCACTGTGAGCCATATAGGTATTTGGGATGCTTCCACTTCGGGTAACCTTTTGTTTTATGGTGCTGTTACTGCATCTAAGGCTGTGGCATCTGGAGACACTATTTCGCTTGCGGCAGGTGCGCTAGTTATAACATTGGCATAGTCCAATGGCTACAAACTATCCGGGATCGTTAGATACCGCTACACAACAACCTTCACCGTCTAGTACAACTGATCTAGACGCGACAGGGTATGAGCATGACGTAGTTCATACGAATCATTCTGGCGCTCTTATCGCTGTGGAGACAAAGCTAGGGTCTGGTGATTTTACTGCTTCAAATAATGCTGTGCTTGTTGGTACTGGTACGTCTGCTAGTCAATGGACTACTACTCCTACTATCACTGGTTTGGTTACGTGTTCTGGTGGTATCTCGGCTCCGTTGTTGATTAATGCTCAGACTGGTACGACTTATACTTTTGTGCTTACCGACGGGGGTAAGCTTGTTACAGCGAGTAACGGTTCCGCTCAGACGTATACTGTGCCTCCTAATTCTTCGGTTGCGTTCCCTACTGGGACTACGATTACCATTATTGGCATCGGGGCAGGTAAGGTGACGTTGGCTCAAGGGTCTGGTGTGACGATTAACAGTAAAGACTCCGAGAAGGCGATTGATGGGCAACATGCTTCGGTGACGATAATTAAGACAGCTACAGATACTTGGCAACTTATCGGCGCTTTGCAGGCTTGACATGTCTTTTGTACATGCTTTAGTTGGTTCGGTTTCTTCTAGTGGTAGTTCGGGTCCTGACACTTCGGGTGACGGTTGGGTTCTTATAGAAGAAGTTGTGCCTTCGTTGGCTTCAGCTAGTGCTGACTATATTCTTGGCACTACTACTAATGGGCCTTGGACTGATTATCAAGTGTTGCAATTAAGGTGGGGTGGTTCTTCTACTAATACAACTGCTAGTACTCATCCTTATATAATGATTCAAATGGGTCATACTGGTACAAGCATGTCTGGTACTTATGATATAGGCGTACACGATCATTATCAGGCAAGTGAACGTGGTCATGATTATTACGGTCAGTCTAATCCAACAAACGAAGGTTACACAGCGCAATTAATGGATCAATCGTATTCTACTCCTGTTAGGAATAAAGCTCATGGGACGTTTACTATATTCAATCCGAACGACACAGATAATTTTAAAACTTATCAAAGCACTTATGTGAGTATGGCGGCTGGTTCAGAAGGAAACAAACCGGGGCATGACATGTACGGCGATCAGTGGGGTCAAAGTGACTGGACTAACGCTGTTAAAAATTTAAAAATTTATATGGGTAACTCTAGTGGATCAACATGGGCATCGGGTTCGTACATGTTGTTGTACGGTTTAGCAACAGGAAGTAGTGGGTCATAATGCCATTAGTAGGAGATTCAGCTTTAATACATTATGGCGGTTTTGAAACAACGAGTGATACTCATTTTGGTGCTTTCACTCCTGATTTAGATGATTCTTATAAACACACTCATTTTGTTATGCGCGCCGCTTGGAATGGTAATGTTAGTGCTCCCGGTTCCCCTAACATTTATTTTGAGAATAATGACGCAGGTAGCTGGGATAGCTCCGCTTCTTACAACAGAGGTATTGCTTGGGGGTATGGAGGTAATCGTTATGCGTATGGGGACAACCGACAAACGTATGGTCTTCTAGGCCCTATACCTTTTTCTACTGGTGGTACAGCTTCTTTTACAGACGAGGTTGTGGGTTGGACAGAAGGAACTATTTGGAATCACAGCGTATCTGATGCGGCTACAACAATAACTTTTAGAAGCGGCGCTCATAACACTGCTAGTACTACACCAAGCGGAGCGACTACTTATAACTATTTTTATTGGGGTTGGTGTAATTACAGGGTAGCAACTAAAGCCACCTCAATACATATAGGTACTGGTTCTTACAATTTTGTTGAAGGTTCGCGATTAGATTTGTGGGGGGTGAGAAGTTAATGGCTTCTGATGGTTTAACATGGAAAGAATCTTTTGTTGTTACTAATGACACAACATATACTCATAATCTTGCTTTAGGGTCGGCTGGGGTTATTTATTTGTCGTGTGCAGGAAACGACGGCGACACAGGCAATGTTCAATACGAATACGGTTGGATTTACGGAAGGGTTTACAACGCTACCGACGGGTGGGTTACGAGTAGCACCTATGATTTCAACCAGCTTTATGCGGCTAGTTCTTATTTAACTTCTTATACAAGTATGACTACTTATTGGGCGTATATGGCTATAGCAAATAGTCACGTTACTACCGACGATCATCAATGGGGGGTTACAAAAATTGAATACCGTAACATGCCTGATTGTGGTTTCGTTTGGTGGCATGACGAATTTGCTACAGCTAACGACACGAACACCACAGGAACAGGTTTAAGTAACGTATACGGTGATCTGGATACGTACCCTCCTTATTCGTGGATTGGTCGCGGAGGAGGTAGCGAAGAAGGAAGCACAGTCACAGCTACTTATTTAAGTTTGACTTTTACAGGTAACAGTCATAGTTATTACGCTCCGGGTTCTAGAATAGATCATTATGTAATGGATGTTGGGTAAGGAGAACAAATGTTAAGACCAGCGCATGTAATGGAAACGGATCCTAATGATCCTACTAAAACTATTACAAGAGAATTGACTGAAGAAGAATACGCAATGCACGAAGCGGCTGAAGAACAGATGGATTTGGATCTTGGTTTTGAACGCCATCAACGTAACATGATGTTAGCTGATTCTGATTGGACTCAGTACGCTGAAGACAATCCGTTGTCTGACGAGAAGAAAGCTGAATGGGCTACGTACCGTCAAACTTTAAGAGATCGTTTCACAGACAAAACACGAATGTCGGAACTCGATCCTTGGCCTACGCCTCCTAGCTGATGGCATACGATTATAGACAAAGCGGAATTGACTATCGGGTATCCGATGTTACATATCAGGGCGTATTAACTCGCCATGAAATAGCCGCGTCTATATCAAGTGCCGGTTCAGTAAGTTGCGCTATTGTTGAAGAAGCGTTAGTTCAGTCTTCTTTGTCGTGTTCAACGACAATCTCTGCTTCTATCTCCCACACAGCGCCAGTAGCTTCTGCGCTTTCTTCAGCGGCTTCTGTTTCTTGTTCTGTTGTTGAAGTTGCATCCATAGCTTCGAGTATATCATCTACTGCGTCTACTGCTACGGCTATTATAGAAAGAGCGTTCGTAGCGGCGACACCTTCAAGCGCGGCGAGTATAACGTGTGCGCTTAAAGCTAACTTTAGTATTACGGCTACACCTTCGGCTTCTGCTTCTATAGCTCCAGCTATCGTAATGGAAGCGGCTGTAGCTTCAAGTGTGTCTTCCGCGGCTTCGATTTCAGCGGCGATAGTGATGGAAGCTTCAGTTGCGGCTACCCCATCGAGTAGCGCGTCTGTTGCAGGTGCGATAGTTATGGAAGCTCCGATAGCTTCTTCTATCACATCGACTGCTTCTACTGCTACTGCAATAATTGAAAGAGCGTTTGTTGCTAGCACGCCTAGTGCGGCGGCATCACTGTCCGCTGGTATCGTAATGGAAGCTTCGGTAGCAAGTAGTGTTTCAGCTACCGGCTCTACTGTCGTTGCGATAATCGAAAGAGCGTTTGTTGCTGTTTCTGCTTCCAGCGCGGCTTCCATCGCGGCGGCTATTAACAGAGAAGCGCCTATAGCGGCAGGTATTTCTGCGGCGGCTACATGGGCATCAGCTATTGTTAAAGAACGTCCGATAGCTAGTGCGTTATCTTCAGCAGGTACTACAAGTACAACTATTCTTGTGAAGTACAAAAAACCAGCCGTATCTATTTCCACTTCTACTTACCATGATGTTACGATTGCAGTAACGCAATATCACGACGTCACATTAGAAGTAAGTACTACTTAGGAGTTTTAATGCCAACATACGATAAAGGAGATTCTGTAAGAGTAACTGCTACTTTCACTAGCGACGGCACAAACACTGATCCTACGGATACTGTTAATGATGTTACTGTCACATGGCGTAAACCGTCAGGTGGAACAGATGCAACACCAGCGGCAACTAAAAGCGCAACAGGTATTTATTATGTTGATTTAACTTTAGCTGAAGTTGGTACACATGCTGTTAGGATCACGGGGGATGAAGGAGTTATAGCCGCAGGTATAGTAGAGTTGGAAGTACAACCATCAGTATTTGATTAAATGGCTAACGCATCAAAAGACAAAGGTATCCTTAACAGGAAAGTATTCTTAGAATCATTAGAGAATAACGGAAAAGTCGCTGATGCTCTTATAGCTACTGGTGTTACACGTTCAGCTTACGAAAAGTGGAGGCAACGATTCCCTGACTTCGCCGCAAAAGCTGATGCTATACGACTTAACTTTCATACTGAAAAACCTGATACAGAAATACCAGCATTTGAGCATTTCAGATCAGAATACTTTGGGCATATGTCTCCGTGGTTTCATCTACGCGCTATAGACGCATACGAAAATACACCCCCCGGAAACTTAACTCTTATCTTGTGGCCACCTGAACATGGTAAAACAACACTCGCTGAGGATTACTTCTGTTACAAACTTGCAACTAACCCTGAGTTTCGTATCACAGTAGGTTCAGAGGGACAGGATATGGCTAGGAAAATTCTTGGTCGTATCCGTACGCGTATGGAACCAACTGGTCCATTTCCGTTATATGTAGCGAAATACGGTCCTTTTGTTCCACAGAATGCATCTGGTAGAAAAACTGCACAAGCATGGGGCGCAGATTATTTCAACGTCTTTAAAAAGTCTGCACACGATGAGCGTGACTATTCAATGGTTTCTTTAGGGTGGAGATCGAAGATCGCTGGTACACGTACTGACCATCTACACATTGATGATATCCAGTCGCGTGTGTCGCTAAATCTGACAGAACAGATGTTCGAGATTTTCCGACAGGACTGGTTAACCCGTCCGGGAGAGAATGGGCGGACAAGCATTAATGGTACTCGTGTTGGCGAGGATGATTTCTATGAACGTGTAATGACTGAGATAGATGAAGATATTCTTAGAGTGATTCGTTTTCCTGCGATAGTACAAAATGGTGATGATGAACCTGAACCTTTATGGCCTGAGATGTTTTCGATGGAAGCTCTTGACAGAATTCGTCGTAAGGTTGGTGAAGAAGCATGGTCACGTAACTACATGCAGGAACCTACGAGTTCTTTAGCGGCTACATTTAATGACGAATCTATTAAGAAATGTTTGAATCCGTTGCGTTCTACGTTGCATGATCCTCCTAAAGATTGCACTGTTTACATCGGTGTTGACCCTGCGTTAGGTGGAATGAATTGTGTTATGGCGGCTACACCACATGAAGGCAAGTTAAAGATACTTTTCTTACGTGAGGATCAGGGATTAACTAGAAACGAGCAGATACTTCAAGTAGTGGAGGAAGCGATTTTACGCTGTCAAAAGAACGGTGCGTCTGTATCTGATGTGGTTATTGAAGCGATGGTGTTTCAAAAAGGGTTATCTCGTGATGAACGTCTTATAGAAATGACTGAACGATATGGGTTCAGAGTTAGGGAGCATTTGACAGGTGTAAACAAATATGATGAAACTATTGGCATACCATCTATGGCTTTGTCGTTTATGCGCGGAGAAATAGATATAGCTTACGCTGATGATCCTGTTACTAGGCATCAAGCTGATGAGCTTATAAGACAGCTTAAATCATGGCGACCATTAGTAAGAGGTACTAAATTAAGACAAGATAGGGTAATGGCCTTGTGGTTTATATGGATTCTTTGGAGACAAAGAAAGCAAGCTTTTGATGTAGACTCTTCACAATTCAACTTTAAAGGGCTACCTTATAATAAGACACGTTCTAAAATCGGAGCTTATTAGTGGCGTATACTTTTGAAGAAATAGTCGGAATAGTCCGACAGAGACAGGATATACAATCACCTCTTTTAAATAAGATGATTGAAGTTAAAGAAAGGTATAACGGTGAATATGTTATACCTCTTCCTTCTATGGACGAAGAACCTGTTCTTCCTCCATTAACTCCATCTTTAATATCTGAGAACATTGATGCTGTAGCTCAAAGAGCCGCATCTGTAACCCCATATATAGGTTGCCCTGCTATTGACCCTAGCAAAGAACGCGGTAGAAGATCCAGACAATACGCTGATGTTCGCAAACGTGCGCTTGCCGCTACGTGGTATCAGAACAAATATAAGCTAAAAATACGACGCGCTTACCGGCATCTTGCTGGTTACGCGACTACTGCTCTTGTAGTAAATCCAGATTTCAAAACTGGTATGCCTAAGATAGATGTTCGTGACCCTCTTGGCGTTTATCCTGAACCATCCGCGGCTGAGAATTATGACATTCCACGTAACTGTGCTTTTGTATACGGTAAATCAGGTGATTGGTTAAGAGCCAACTATCCCGCATCGCGGCAAGAAAATGGTGGTCCAGTAGCATCTGACGAAAATGCACGGCAAGAGTTATGGGATTGTTGCGAATGGATCGACGAGGAACATATCGTGATCGGGATAATGGGGCCACGGTATAATCATTTCAACCAAACGTATCCTTATCACAGCACACAGTTGGAACTGTCAAGATACGAGAACCTCGCAGGGATGCCTTGTGTGATAACTCCGGGTCGTGTGACATTAGATAAAATTTCTTCTTCAGTATCGAACGTCGTCGGGATGGTCGATCTTATGGCAAAACTAATGGCACTTGAACTTATAGCCCAAGAGAAAGCAATCTTTCCAGATCGCTACATTATCGGACGTTCAGGGCAAGTACCGATGATAGTAGGAGGTGAATGGAAAGATGGCAGGGAAGGCGAGGTCAATGTTCTCCTCGACGCAGAAGGGATCGGAGAACTCAGAGGATCACCTGACCAGAATACGAACATCGCGATTGATAGGCTCGAACGTAATGCCCGCGTATCGACAGGTACAGTCCCGCAAATTGGCGGAGAAAGTTATGGCGCTCTTCGCACTGGTAGGGGCATTGACGCTCTTATGGGTGCCGCTCTTGATCCAAGGATACAAGAACTTCAAGAGATCATGGAAGGACATCTTCCCCATCTCAATGAATGTATATTCGCCACGTACAAGGGATACTGGGGGAGCAAAACAGTATCTACATTCACTGGTTATGCAGGCGACTTTGGACAGGTTGAGTTCACGCCTGATGAGCATTTTGAAACGTTCGATAACGTAGTATCTCATTCGGTTCCGGGTGCTGATGTTCAAGGTACGACTATTCAGCTTGGACAGTTGTTGCAAATGAAAGGTATCAGTCTTGCAACATTTAGAACAAAGCATCCGTTTATTGAAGATCCCGAAGCTGAAGGCAGAAGGGTTGACGAAGAACAACTTGAAGAAGCTGTTATGGCTAGTATCCAACAGCAAGCTGTTCAAGGCGCACTACCTATTGTTTATATAGCTAAGATAGAAAAGTTCCGCAAAAAAGGACTTGATATTTTTGAAGCTATTGAAAAAGCTGACGAAGAAATTCGTAAAGAACAAGCGGCGGCGGCTCCTCCTCCAGAAGAAGGACAAGTAATGGCTCCTGAAGAAGCGATGGGATTAGCTGGTCCACCTCAAGCTTTACCGCCTGAAGCAATGGCGGCTGGTGGCGCTACTCCACAACAAGGTTCACCACAAGCGGCGATGGCTCAAATGCAACAAGCATTAATGGCAGGTGGCTAATGGCGAGAACAATGCCTAAACCAGATATGGCCGGTGGTACACAGCCAGCAAAAACTGATCCTAATGTAGTTTATGGTCAAGGTGGAGCAAATGTTGAAGCACAAAATCAGATTCCTTTACCAGATGATAGAGGTATACCTAGAACTGTAGGTGGTACCGCTCAACAAGGACAAGTAACTCAACCTCCTTCTAATGCTTTAGAAGCGGCGGCGGCATATAAACCAGATGTAATGCCTATGAACGCTCCTGACGATCAACCAGATTTAGATGTAACTGCTGGTTTAATTCGAAATTCGATGCGACCTGAAGAAATTGAAAGTAGAAGAAATCAAATTGTTGTGGCTGAATTAGTTTCACGTATGGCGGCTATATCAGGGGATCCTTATCTTATTAATGCGGCAGAACGGCACCAAGCAATCTCTAGAGGTTTATAGTGGTTGAAAAATTAGGAGGATTGAGTCCGGGTCGAGGTTCTAGTGGTCGTGTAAGTACACGTAGTTACGGTCAGAATAATAAATATTCTCAAGCACAGTCTTTAGAAGATGAACGTATGGCTATGCGTTGGCGAATGCTTGAGCTTACAGGGTTGCAGGGATTCAGCGATGAATATCATACGATAGGTCTTGATTTAGTTCAAAGTCCTATGGATGACCAACAGATTCAGAATGCTTTAGCGTCGGCTCTTGAAATGGAAGCTATTCCTAAAATGGTTAAACATATGAATAGTTTGACTGATGATGGTCAAGATGCAATGTATATGAGTTTAGCTCCTGCTACACAAAAAGTATTAAGTTCAAATGGTTACAAAGCTCCGCATCAAAAATCTGATAATGATTGGTGGAATCCATTTGATTGGGATGACTATGCTTCCAAGTTAGTTAAACCTCTTAGCATTCCATTGCAAGCAGTAATGGCTCCGTTTAGATATGGTGTGGCACCCACTGTTCGCGGCACATGGGAAATGTTTGAAAAAAGTATGCGTTCAGGTATGCGTACTATGCGTACTCTAGCTATCCAATATGAAGATAATTTAAGCAAAACTGGTGGTGGTTTAGGCGGCCATGTGCAGTCAACAGGATTAAATATATTTACTAACTTTGCAGAAAATTGGAAAAATGCAGAATATGAAAAAGCTTCTTTTACAAATGCTTCAAGAGAAAAAGCGCATGATTTATTAGACGGAGAAGATTATGAAATACTTGTAGGCACTCTTCGTAATGAAGGTAATTTTACAAAAGCCGCGGTTGATTATTTTAAAGAAGTAGCAAAAGCAGAAGGTAACCCTGATCCAGAAGGTGATGGAATTAGACGTTTTCACGATTGGATAGATAAAGGATCTATTAATAGTAAAGAATGGACAACAGCCGCAGAAGCATTACAACGTGGGAGTGTAGAAGCTGGGGCTATGTCAGTTCGTCAGTATGACAGAACTATGAACACTTTGCATTTAAATGGATTAGATAATTTGCATATGCCTTTAACTGGATGGAATGTTGGGAACATGGGGCGCACGGGTGCGGCAGTAGGCGGTACATTATTTGCGGCGATTGCTTTTGATCCTGTTACTTGGGGAACATTTGGTTATGGCGCGGTTATTAGAGGTGCAAGGATAGGTTTAACTGCTCGTGGTGCGGCGCAACACGGAATTAAAATACGTTCTTTATATGAGATGTCTTCTTCTTATAGAGCTATAAGGCTTTTAGATAAAAGCGATAAGACTCGTGAGAATGCTAAAGAAATTATTTCTGGGCTTAGAACAGTTAAAGGACAAAAAACTCCTGAACAATTATTGAAAACTAAAGGTAGATGGCAGGGAGTTTTTAAACCTAAGAATCTACAAAAAGAACGTAATGCTTACGTAGCTGATTTTGAACCCAACTGGTTAGGCAAGATGCCTTTCTATTTGAAGAGACAACTTAGACACGTTGAAGACAATATTCAAATGATTATGGATCATTTTGCCGCGCATGATCTATGGGTTAAAACTAATCATTTATACAATTTGAATGGAAGTAAAAATATTCATTCGATTGATCCTTTAGTTGATTTAATTAATAAGCAACCGAAACTGGCAGGGCTTATACCTGACTTAAAGCGTTATCATAATGCGATGAAACATTCAGGTATGAGTGTTAATGATTATGATTTGATGCCTGCTGGTTTAAAGATACCAGCAGAAGCACCATTGCTTAAAGTTAAACAACCGGGACTTGATGAATGGGATGGTGTTTGGGGTTATCTTCAAAGCGAAAATGGTATTCGTGCTTTGTCAGCTACACCATTTGGTAGAGCAGGATTAGCGGGCAGGTCGGATAAATTCTTTTTCCCACGACTTACTAAAGCATCAAAATTGCGGATACATATGCGTAAAGGAATGGATACTTTCTTAGAAAATGCTTCTTACAGAATGCAAGAGATACAACCAGTAGCTTACGCACAATCTGTTAATACTTTTAGAAGCGTACGTCAAGTTGGTCTTGTTAATAATCTTTATAAACGAATACACACAGGTAGAGATTTTACATTTACAAATCTTGCTTCTGTTAAAAAATTAAGTCAAAACGATTTGTTAGATATTTTAGAAAGCACGGCTTCTAATGTCGGTCATATAGCTGAGAACTCTCGTAAAGGACCAACATTTGATGAAACAGCACGAATATTAACTCAATACAATTTAGCACCAGCAGATTTACAAATTCTTAAAGATGTCTTTTTACGAGATGTAGATTTAATGACTGAACAAATTTATATTGCATATCAAAATTTGAAAAATGGTGTCGATCCAAAAGGATTAGATGCTGACATAGTTAGTCTTGTTAGAGATGATTTACCACAGTTCTCTGATTTCTTTACTGTTCATACAGATAGATTCGGTGTTGTCAATTTTCAGAACGGTGTAGCGCAGTTTCCTAAATCAAGAGGGTTTATGCGCGGCGCTCGTCAGATGACACAGAATCGTAAAAGTGCTATTGAAGCAAACGCAGGTAGCGCGAATGCTTCTAATACGTTACCGACTTTAATTGATAATTTAGCTTCGAAAACATGGGATGAAATAGCTGATGAAGGAATAGCTTTAGCAGGAGCTAACACTCCTAGATTCCGAATGTTGCAAAATGCTGGCTATTCAACACCAGCACAACTATTAGATGCTATTGAAAGTAAAGGATACCGATCTGTTGTTTCGCTTTTAAATAAACAATCAGCGGCTAACAGAGGCAGGAAAGTAAAAATTGCCGATCTTAAAAGTTTTGTAAAAAATCAATTAGGAATAATTGTAAAAGAACGACAGTACTACACACCTCTTGGTTCATTGACAGATAAAGGTTTAGAAGTTGGTTATTCTTTGCTTTATCATCCGATGAGATTGATGGACAAATTAACAAAGATTGCTCCGCGCAAAGGACATATTGATGTTGAAGATGCTAACGCTATTCGGGATTTTAAATCGTTGCTTGACATGGGCATCAAAGCAGACATGGATAGAAAAGTATTAGACACATACCTTTCTATATTTCTTAATGGAACACCTGCACAAAGATGGGATGTTCAAAGCCATTTCTTAATGGATTTTCTTGGGAGAACCGGAGCGTTAGTATATGGCGGGCGCGGAATAGAAAAATGGATGTCGCGTTTTATACGACAAGGCGCACACCATTATTCAAACTTTGGACAAGATTTAGTTACTTCAAGTGTAGGAAGAAGCAACAGAGCTATAGTTCCGGGTGGCGCAGTAGAAGCACAAGTATCAAATTTAAATGTTATTCCAAGTTGGCGTGAACTGGGTGAAGCCGCACGATTTATGAACATGATAAGTTTCTTAAGTTACGGCGGTACAAAAGGTAGATTCGGACCAGCAATTTGGGACAGAGTTATTTCTCGATATTGGCGGCCACTTGTACTTATGCGATTGGGTGTTGGTGTTAGAAACGCGGCAGATGAAGGTTTGCAATTTATTTTGCGTGAAGGTCCATCAGCGTGGGTTAGTGCTAAATTAGCTAAACATTCTTTAAATAGAGCTAAAGTTTTCGGTCCTTGGGGCGAATTGATGACACAGCCTGTTAGCGCAGAAACGCGAAGAATGCTTCTTATGCGACCTATTAATAGACCACTTCGTTTTGCCTTAGAAGCTTTAGGAGTTGGTGACGCTTCTATTACTAAACGTGCGGCCATGGAAGCTGAAAAAAGAATCGGTCATGTGTGGGGGATGATGGAAGCCGATGACATAATGGCAGAAATTAAAAATATACGAACCCAAATTATTAGAGGTGAATATGTTCCAGTCGCCGGACAAAAGGTATTTGCTTTAAATGCTCGCGGAAGATTAAACAGTCTGCTTGGAACTAATTCAAGGCATTTAGATGATCCTAAACGACTTCAATGGGGAGGTTTGTTAGGAATTTTTGAAGCCACTTCAAATCGTTTATCCCGTGGATTACATCGTGTAACTCCTGAAATTCTTTCTAAACCAAAATTAGCGAAGGGTGCTTTAAAAGCTATAAAGTCAGATTCGGATAGATTACTTGTTGCAGTAGAAAGACAGTTTTTAAATCCTATAGTTATGAACTCCGCTTACGAAGGACTGTTCGGAGCGTATCGTGCATATTACGGACAGAATCATTTATCTGCTATTGACGAGATGTTGCAACTTAACAGTAGAGGTGTTGGCACTACACGCGGATTATTACCGTATGTTAAATTACAAACTAATAGTAAATGGGATGTTATAACAGATGTCTCTAACGAAGGTTTATCAAGACAAGATGCTTTAGGGCAAAGCCTTATAGTTTATAAAAATGATCCTTCTATGCAAGCGATAGGTTTTCAATTATCTCATTTTGTTGATGAAGATGTTTTAGCTAATACAAATCGTATAGTCCGAGGAGAGTCAGGTCAGTCATTATTATATGAGCTTGGTGTTGATGCCGGATATGAAACAACGCAAGTTACTCAGTTAAGTACACAAGATCCTGTTTTAACTGCGCGTATTGCTTATGACATGATTGAAAAAATACCTAACGCTAAAAAAACATTACAAAGTTATTACAAAAAAGTTGCTGAAACAGGTTTAAGTGGTTACACAAGAGAATCTGAAATAGTTATACCCGGATTTAATATGGTCAGAGGCATGGCTAAACCTATGGAAATTAAAAGAGCGGATGTTTTAATACCACAGGAACTCTCACGAAACAGTCTTGAAAGTACATTTTTGCATCAGACATTAAAGCTTTTAGATAGATCAGATAATGCTTCATATCATCCAGATACTTTTGCTTTTCTTATAGGCAATAAAAAAAGTTCAGCTAATTTTACTAGTTCAATGGATGACGTTAGTAAACAAGCATACAAAGAAGCAGTTGACCATTTAGGTGGCACCGTACAAGGAGAGCAAAGTTTAGAAGCTCTTGTACGGACAGGCGGCATGGATCCAATAGTAGCTAAAACTGTTGACCCTGTACTACCTGACGAGATAGGAATCTATT